GGTGGGCGGTACTGGGATCGAACCAGTGACCCCTGCCGTGTGAAGGCAGCGAGCTATCTGGATAGGGTATGGAGGCCTGTGCGTGGTCGGGTGCCATTCCCAAACCCGTCCAGACCAAGAGGGCGAGTGCGGCGGTGACGCTGGCTGCGCGCAGGCTGCTAAGTGCTCGTTGCCAGACCGAAGCGCGGTCTGCGTCCAGTTGGCATTCGATTTCTGCCAGTGTCTCAAGTGGGGGCAGGCCTGCTACTTCTGCGAGCAGCATGATGTCGGCGGCATCGGGCTTGCGACGGCCCGCCTTCCACTCGCTTATGCGCGAATGCGGGCGTCCGATCTTCTCGCCGACCGCGAGCTGCGACCCGGTCGCTTTCTTGGCACGTTCGATCAGTTCCGCAATATCCATACGATATCTCTTGACGTGTACCAGATTGGTACGTAGGATTCCCAAAACGGTACATGTACCAATCGGGTAATGTGCGCAGTCTATCAGTCTGACGAGAAAGGTAAACCCCGCGCTGACGGGGCCAGATCACAGCCAAACGGGGGTAGGTGGTGCCGAAATACCAAGTTCATGCCTACACGCAGTGCGGTAACAACCGCGTTGCCGTTGTCGCTGTCACTGCCCGCAATGCCGAAAGTGCACGCGGAAAGGCCCGCTCGGAGCTGTCGCGTCGTGGCCGCCGTGCCGAGTCCCTCACGTTGATTTCCGTTCAAGTCGGTGCGCCGTCAAGCGCCATCGCTCGCATGGCGTAGAGGGCGCGATTTCCCCTGTAGTGCGCCGCGCCATTTCGGCCCTCGGATAGCGTGGCGGTTTGTGGACGGCTGACCTAGCGTCCACCTTTTTCGATTAGCGCGTTCGTCGCGCATACATGCGGAGTCGAATGGCTCCGTTCTATGTGAATAGCAGTCCTAAATCAAAGGAACCGAGATGAGCAAGCAAAAGTTGACGATTCTGCAAGTGGTCCCGCGCGGCGGCATTTCGAAGCGCACCAATCAGCCGTGGGAAATCCATACGGCGCAATGCGTGCTCGAACAGGAAACCAGCGAAGGAAAGCAAATCCTCGTCGGAACGATCAACCTGCCGAACGCGTTGAAAGATTCTGCGCCCGGTGACTACCTCGCAGAGTTCGCGCTTCAACAGTCGATGGAAGGCAAGCTCGAACCGCGCATCGTCTCGCTTGTTCCGTTCGGCCGACCGACTGCGAAACCGGCGGCGAACGCTACGGCATAACCCGTCGTGGGCTATCGGTCGTTCGAAGCTGGCCCACTAGAACGGCCGTCTACATCCGGGCTAGAACCTGAGAGAACAGATATGAAAAAGATGATTGCAGCAGCACTGAGCTTCGCGAGCGTGGGTGCGTTCGCGGCGGACGCGGGTATGCCGGCGATGGACGTGTCGGTCGTCGTGGATTCGATCAAGAGTATCGGGCCGAGCGTCGCGCTCGTCGGCGGTGCGGTGCTCGCGCTCGCGGCAGTGACGTACGGCTACCGCGTGATCAAGGGCTTCATCGGTCGTTGATCGTGTGACGCGCATAGCCCCCGGTATGCCTCGGCGCGCCGGGGGCTTTTTCATGGAACGGATCGAATGAAACGCTTGCTGTGTGTCGCGCTGATTGGCGTCGCCTTGGGCGCGCACGCAGCGCAGGGAATCGATGTGGTCGTGTGCGGCGCTGCGCCTGCTTCGGCCGCTGTCGGTGTGCAAGTGCCGTGCACGTTGTCGGATGGCTCGGCCGGGGTGCAGCAGGTTACGCACCTGACGCTTGTCAACGAAGGGGCGACGAGCGATGCGCCGATTTCCGGCGGTATTGAGGCAGGTATGGCCGTTGGTAGCGCGGTGTTTCTGGTGTTGGCGATCGCGTTCGGCATGCGCGCATTGCGGCGCTTCGTGGATTCGGCATCGGAGAGTTGATCATGCTTTGGTTCTGCATTGAGTTCGGGGTGGTCGTCGTGACCATTTATACGGCCGGATTGATTGTGCTGTCATGAGGCTTGCTCACCTTCTCATTGTGGCGTTGCTGATTGCGTCGTTTGCGACAGCATCAGCGGGTGCGCCGCCGAGCCCCGCACCGGCACCTGCGCCTGCACGAGTGCATTTCGATCCGCATGGAAATGTGGTGGTGGAGCCGGGAACGATTGCTAAACCTGCGGGACCGCTCGATCGTGTGGTTGAGGCGACCGACGCTACGTCGCCGCTTGATCGCGTAACCGTCGCTACCGAATCGCGTTCTTCGATGCAACTGGCGGGCGTGATTGCCGCGACCGAAGCGAAGCGGGGGCATAGCGCGTTGGACGCGGTGGCCGAGGCGACGATTGCACATATCAACACGATTACCAGTGTGGGTGGCACGATCGCGGGCGGGCTCGCGGTAGCTACTTGTTCGGTGGGGAGCGGTTTTCTCGGTGTGGCCGCGTGCTCTGCGATTGGTGCTGTAGTTGGCACGTCAGTACAGATTGCGCTCGATGGCTTGATTCGCTGGGTCTTTCCAAGCAAACCGTCGCTTACGATTGAGGAGGTGGCTAAGGCGACGGATACGGCTAACGCGCCTTGCCCGACGGATGGCTTTGTCGAGTTTTTTTACGCTTGTACGGGTAACTCGGCCGGCGCAATTTGCTGGCCCGATCCCAAGAAAGACGGGGCTCGTCGCGGCAATGTCACCAATTTCTTTGTGCTCGACGTGAGGAAGATGCCGATGGATGTCATTGCGCATGGAAATCGACTCACTGCTTTCCTCAGCGATATGTATCCGAAGTGCGGGCGCGAGCCAAACTATCGTGAGCAGGGGCGCTCACTACCAGTAACGGACGCTTTGAAGTTAATGCCGGATTCGGATCGTTCCAAGCCGATCAATCCGGCGATTGTGGCTGCGCTCGCTAATGCATTGTGGCAGCAGGCGAGCACTCAGCCCGGTTATCAAGGCGTGCCATACGATCCGACCTATCCGATCACGGCGGACGACGTGACCGACTGGAATCGGCGCAATCCCCAGTGGGTGCCGAGTGTGGACGAGTTCGCATCAGTGAGTCCGGGCGGCGGGTCGACAAGACTTCCGATGCCGAACGGCACTCCCGGAATGGGCGCAAGCCCCGGCACCGGCACGAACCCCGGCACTGGTACGGAGCCCGGCACCGGCACGAATCCCGGCACTGGCACGAACCCCGGCACCGGCACGAATCCCGGCACCGGCACGAATCCCGGCACCGGCACGAATCCCGGCAACGGCACGAATCCCGGCACCGGCACGAATCCCGGCAACGGTACGAATCCCGGCAACGGTACGAATCCGGGAGATGGTGGCGGCAAGCCGTTGCCGCCGCCTGACGTGTGCGCCTTGCATCCCGACGCGTCCGGATGCGCGCCCCTCGGCAGTGCGAACGATGTGCCAGTGAACCGCGATTCGAAGAGCGTTTCGCTGTCGCCCGTCTCGGTCGGTTTGCGGAATGGCGTGTGTCCGCCGCCGCGTCACGTCACGGTCCTCGGTGCTGATCTCTCGTTTAGTTACGAGCCGATCTGTGAATTCGCGATCAAGCTGCGCCCGTTGATCTTGTTGGGGGGCGCGCTGCTCGCCGGTCTGATTTTCATCACGGGGTTCATGGTATGAGTTGGGCGAGCTTGCTGGTGTTGCTGGTCGGGCCGATCGTTACGCGTGTGCTGGTTGCGCTCGGTATCGGCCTTGTGACGATCACGGGAATCGATCTCGCGTTCGATCAGGTCGTGCAGTGGATAACGGCGAGCGTCGGCGGGTTGAGTGCCGATATCGGGAACGTGCTGGCGCTCGGTGGCGTGGGCGATGGCATCGCTTATGTGCTCGGTGGGCTCTCGGCGCGCGTGTCGTTCTACATGCTCACGTCTACAACCAAAATGGTGTTCAGCAAATGATCACGCTGATTACGGGGGTTCCGGGGAGCGGTAAGACGCTACATGCGGTCTGGTTGCTGACGAAGATTGCGAAAGGGCGTCGCGTGCTGGTCGACGGGATTCGCGATCTGGCTATCGAGCATGTCGAGATTGACGAACCTTGGTTGCGCCAGTGGCACGAAAAAGCCGAAGCACACGATTTGATCGTGATCGATGAGGCGCAACGCATCTACCCGCCGACGACGGTGAGCCAAAAGCCGACGCCTGACGTGGAGCAACTGCACGTGCATCGTCACAAGGGCGTTGACTTCATCCTTATCACGCAGCATCCGCAGCGAATCAGTAAGACGGTGCGTGATCTGGTCGGGCGGCATATCCACGTGCGCAACCTTTTCGGGCTCAAGCGCGCGATGATTTACGAGTGGGACCATTGTCACAACCCAAGTAGCCTGAAAGACGCGGTGAAACGGCAATGGCGTTATCCGCGCGAGGTGTTCAAGCTTTATACGAGCGCTGAAGTCCATACGAAAAAGCAAGCGGTCATTCCCAAGGCGTTGTTTGTCGTGCCGATCGCGTTGGTGCTGTTCATCGTGCTCGCCGTGAAGATTTTCCATAACGCGCGCGGTGGCTTCGGCATTACGCCCGGAATGGAGGCTTCCGCGCCAATCGCGGCGACAGCGGCGTCGTCGCAGTCCTCACTGTCGCATCCGTCGGCCGGTGCTGCGGCGCAGTCGCCAGATTGGCGCGTTGCGGGGCGTTACGCGATCGGCAGTGCGGGCTACGTTGTGTTGGCCGCGTCGGACGGCCGGTTGCGTGTGGTGTCCGGCGCGGATTTTCGCGGCGAGGGTGTGCGGTTGACAGGCGACGTTGACGGAAAGGTGGTGAGCGGGTGGACGGGCGCGCGAGCACGGAAAACAGAACAAGGCGAGAGGGCAAGATGATGCGATTGTGGGCGCTTGTTGGAGGCATGGTGCTGTACGCGGGTGTCGCTGCTGGCGCGGTGCCTCCGTTACCGATGCTGCCGGCCGATCCGAGTTTGACGACCGTGGCGGCGCCGGCGACGTCGGCCGCTCCGATCATCACGCCGTTGAAGCATGTGCGCGGCACGGCGTTTGATTTGCGATTCGTGACGGTCGCGCAAGTGGTCGATTTGATCTATCAGGATGCGATGCGCACGCCCTATGTGCTCGGCCCCGACGTGCTCAACGATATGCGCTTGGTGTCGTTCCGCTTGGACGATCAAACCCGCGACGTGCGTGCCGTCATGGTCGATTTTCTCGATTCGCTCGGCTTTCGCGTGACGAGCAAGAATGGTGTCGATTACGTCGCGAGAAAGGCCCCTGACAGTCGGGCGCGGGTGGATCAGGAAGTGTTCGTCTACCGGCCGCGTTACCGAAGCGCCGAATCGCTGCGCAGTCTCGTGGAGCCTGTGATTGGTTCGCGGTCGATGATGCCGATGTCCGCGATTGCTGCGACGCCGCCCGCTGTGACAAGTCCCGTTCAGGTTCCGGGCGCACCGATCAGCACTGCGGGCGATATCGCGGCTGCGCCGGTTGCTGCGGGCGTGCAGGCGCGCGGTAACGAGCTGGTGATCGTCGGCTCGCATGATGAAGTCGCGATGCTGCGAAAGCTGGTGCCGGAACTCGATACCGCGCCGGGTGAGGTCGTGGTGCGCGGCTGGGTGTATGAGGTCGCAAACACCGATTCGGCTAATTCCGCGTGGAGCATCGCAGTTCGGCTGCTGAGCGGCCAGCTTCGGCTTTCGAGCGGCGACACGGCGTCCGACACAAGCGCAATGCGATTCACGGGGCCGGGCGTCGACGCGGCGATATCCGCGCTGAACGCCGACTCGCGTTTCAAGGTCGTCAGCTCGCCGCACGTGCGGATCGTGTCAGGCGAACGCGTGCGCCTGAATGTCGGGCAACAAGTGCCGACGCAATCCAGCGTGAGCTACCAAGGGTCGAACGGTACGCCCGTTCAGTCGATCACGTATCAGGATGCAGGGTTGATTTTCGACGTGGAGCCGACTGTCATGCGCGATGTGATCGAGCTGAAGGTGCGTGAGGAGATTTCCGATTTCGTCGCGACGAAAACCGGCGTCGACACGTCGCCGACGAAAAACACGCGCCAGCTACAGACGGTCACGCGCTTGAAGGATGGCGAACTGGTGGTGCTCGGCGGGTTGATTCAGGATCGCGATGCGACGGCGCGCAGTGGGTATTCGTGGCTGCCGAGCTTTTTCGATGGTCGATCCAGCTCGAAGCAGCGCACGGAGGTTTTGTTGGTGCTGCAGGTGCAGAGGATTTGATCGGGCTCGGCGCTTAGAAGTAGTCGAGGATGACCGATACGACAAGGTACGAAAGGACGCCGGCGCCCACGGCTATCGCCGCGATTTTGACCCACGTAAGCGAGTGCGTAGTGGTGGGAGCCTTGGGGCGAGGTGGGACTGGCGAAGCGCTCGCGACAGCCGTGCTCGGTGGCGTATAGCCCTGCTCCAACAGGTGCTCTTTCTTCTTGTATTCCTCGCGATACCAGTCGCGATCGTAGATGCCCATTGTTTGGTCCCTCGGTTGTTTTAGTGATCGAGATTGTAAGTCAGTGCGGTACGGCGGCGGCGGCCAGCGTCGGGAGTGTCCGGCCGTGATCGAAGCGACGTAGAGCGGCGGCGTTGATGCGGAGTCCGGGCTGTTGTCGCGCGGCTCAGCGCGGCCCGCCGGACCGAGTAGCGGGTGTTCGCGAGATCGGTGAGCGAAGACAGTGCGGCGGGCTTGACCGTCCCTTTACAGGCTCGCCGCGGTGCTTGCGCTGCGGGCGCGCGGAGCGGAGGCAAGGGCGGTTCGTAAGCGATGGGGCGGGGGGGGGGGTAGCTGCACGCGGCTCGCCCAGCGCAGCAGAGCGCGCCGGGCGGGCCGCGCGCAGCGCGGCCCCTAAACTTGTATCAGGGACACTTAACGGATACGGGACACGGACGCCGGCATAGAGCGAGGCCGAGCAAGGACAGAAGGCAGTTCAAAAAAAGAAAAGCCCTGAACGCGGCAACGGTCAGGGCTTGGTGAAACAGCGCATTACAAGGGTGATTGCAATGCACGACGCAAGTATAGGCGACTTCTCGCCGTTCCGTAGAGAGTGGGTGATCCGTGGCCGGAATTTTGGCGACGGTCAGGTCGAAGTGACGGCGACGCGGTTTGATCGGTACATGGGCGCGCTGTCGTTGAATGCGATGCCCAAGGCGAAGCGCGGGGAGTCGGAGAACAGTGAGTCGAACCTGATGGATGCCGCGAAACGCGCCAAGCAACAGGTGCGGCTCCGCTGTAAAGCGATTGGGGCGGATCGAATGATCACGTTGACGTACCGCGAGAACATGCAGGACAAAGGCCGGCTGAAGCGTGATTTCGACGCGCTGCGCCGTCGCCTGTCGAAGCTCTCTAGCTTCCAATATGTGGCGACGCCGGAACGTCAGAAGCGCGGCGCATGGCACCTCCACGTCGCGGTGCGTGGGCGCCAGAACTATCGCGTGCTGCGCTCAATCTGGCAAAGCATCGTGGGCGTCGGCAACGGCCAGGTCAACGTGCGGAATCCGTTCAAGGAAAAGGGGCTGCGGCACAAGCTCGCAGCCTATCTCGCGAAGTACATCACCAAGGATTTCGCGGAGCACGCGCTGAACGAAAAGCGGTACTGGACGAGCCGCGGCGTGGTCGTCCCGGAAGTCATGCCGATCGATCACATCACGGCGAATGATCCTGCCGAGGCATTGAAGACTGCATTTAAGGCGGCATTGCGAGCGGGTGCGACATTGGATCGTTGTCAGGCATTTTGGCGGCAAGAGTTAGGGGTGTTCTGGTTATCGACGCGAGAAAATTAGAATCAATATTGGTAATTAATTATTGATTGGCGCTATGAGTTTAAACGTCGATATTATTCGGATTCAACGGCGTGAGAGGGCTGGTGAATGACATTCGAAGAAGTAATGGACGTATACCTCGCGTCGAAAAATAATCGAAGCAGGCAACGCGATCTGTACGCATTGAAGCGGCTCAGGCCGTATTTTTCTGACAGGGATTTGTGTGTGCTGAAGCGGGCCGACGTGCGGCGGTACATTGCAGTTCGGCAGGCGGACGGTGTTCTGGAATCGACAATACAGCGTGAATTGAGGGTTTTTTCTGCGGCTATAAATTTTGTGCGATTGGAATATGATCGGCCCGATTTACCGAATCCGGTTATTAGGCTGGCTATGTCGTCTGGGGCGGCTCGGGTTCGGTGGATCAGTCGGCAGGACGCTGACGCGCTGGTGATATGTGCGTCACGCTTCGCGCGTCGGCCGCATTTGCCAAACTTCATTCGGCTTGCTTTGCATACCGGTTGCCGCAAAAACGAACTGTTGAAACTTGAATGGTCGCGAGTGGATTTTGATCGAGCGGTTTTGTCGCTGGAGCCGGGTGATACGAAGAACGGCAAGCGCCGCGTTGTGCCGCTGAACGATGAAGCGATGGCGGCTTTGAGGGATCAGCGTGAATGGGTGCGGGTAACGGAGCCTCGTTCGCCGTGGGTGTTCGCGGTGGCGTCGGGCGGTCGGATGACGACGATTCAGAAGGGTTTCCGCGCCGCGTGCGTTCGTGCGGGGATCGACGATTTCAGGGTGCACGACTTGCGCCACACCTTCGCCTCTTGGCTCGTCATGGCGGGCGTGTCGCTGTACGTCGTGAAGGATTTGCTCGGGCACTCGTCGATAACGGTGACGGAGCGGTACGCGCATCTGGCCCCGCATATGGGGCGCGAGGCGGTGCGGACACTGCACGCCTAGGCGTGAGGCGGTGACGACTGGATGAGGTTTTACGTCAAATAAAGGGGGCAGAATGCTATTGACTGTGGCACGATGTATTATAGATCGTGCCGTTATCTTCTAAAGGTTGTGCCATGAAAACGTTAGATGTGTCTCAGGCTGCTGCTGCCGCACACGCGGGCGGTGTCCTGTCCGCTGTCCTCAAGGCTGAGGGCGGTTCATTCTACGTCGAGCTGGAGACGCGGACGGCCGGAACGGCTGTGTTGGTCACGTCAAACAATCGGCGGCCGCGTGCGTTTCGGAACCCCGTCAAGGCGCTTGAGGTGATCCGCGAGCTTGGGTTGCAGTCGGGGCGGTTCTCGCTCGAAGCATGGCGACCCGATGAGGTCGAGATCGAGCGCTCAAGCCGTCCGGATCGTGCAGCGGCGATGAAGCAGAAGCACGCGAATGCGGCGGCCTATGACAAATGGTTGCGCGATCAGGTGCAGGCGTCGATCGATGACCCGCGCCCGAGCATCGAACATGAGGACGTAATGAAAAATGCTCTGGCCCGCGTCGAAGCGATGCGAAAGGGGAAGCGTGCTAAGACTTAAGTGGCGGCCGATGGCCGAGGCGGACCTGTTGGGTATCTTGGAGTTTATCGGGGAGGACGATCCGGATGCTGCATTGGCCCTGGTGCATATGATTCGTGAAAAGGTGGAGGGCCTGAGGGCTCGCCCGAAGCTGTACCGAGTGGGGCGCGTTTCCGGAACGAGAGAGATGGTGGTGCATCACAATTACGTTGTCGTGTACAGCATTGATGCGGACGTGGTAGAAATTCTGAGCGTGAAGCACGCTCGACAACAATGGCCAGACTGAAGATGGATTAGTGCTCGCTGAACCTGAGTCTCATCGATGAACCAGAAAGAGGTTCTTCTTCGTAGATTCCCGTGGACGTCGCTTGCCGACTGCCAAATCGGTCGCCTATGTCCGCTGAGGAGCGGCAGCAACTGCGCGCTGCCCGAGCATGACGCCAAGCGCTTTAATCCGTTGCTGATGCGATAGTCGTGCTATAAAACCGTCGACACAACACTTAACAATGCGGCGGGGGCGGCGGTGGATCAGATCGATTGGTGGCCGTGGATCAAACGGGGGTTCTACGTGCTAGTGGCGGCGCTGGTGCTGGCGAAGCTAACCGGCGGCGAAGCCTATGGACAGACTGCGGCGGCGTGGGCGCAAGCCATCGGCTCAGTAGCGGCGGTCGCCGGCGCGGCGTGGGTATCAGCCGGTGAAGCCCGCCGCGCAAAGGCCGCTGATGTCGCTGAGACCCGGGCGTTTGTAGACGCAATCTATGCAGAACTAGAGGTGATGTACGGGATATTCCTAGCCGACTTCATGAACCCGTTGAAGGCGTTGGCGAATGAACAGGAAATCCCAATGCTGTCGCTACCTCACCCGGTGAGACAGTCGGTGTTCGTCGTGTATCCGAATAACGCGGCGCGGGTAGGCCGGATCGACGACGAAGCCCTGCGTACTCTGATCGTCAAAACCTACGACCGGGCTGCGCAGATACTGCACGCAATGTCGATCTTGCATACGCTCACCCTCGAATACACAGCAGCGACTGTGACTATCGATGCTGACGAAGGGGTTATGCTTGCCCGTCGCAAGGAAGCGCGAGATGGGAAGATCGGCTACACGGCTTGGCTACTTAAAGACGGCGATGCGCTGGCAGATAACATGGCGGTGCTGCGCCGGAGCATCGATGCGTGGAAAGCCCATCCCATTTAAACCACGGCCGCCGCAGGACGGATCTGCAAACTTTTTCAGACGCGGGGCAGAAACATCCGGGAGAACGAAGAAGATGGTACCCCCCGAGGGCGAGTGACCGCTTAACTCGTGCTACGTATCCGTGGTCGAAGCGAGAGGATTCGAATCTTCGCCCCCTCTGATCCCAAATCAGAGACGCCACTGCTTGACGGGCAGCTCGTCGCTCATCAGCAGTCGTTCGCCGATATTGCGTAAGAGACCGTTCATGGCCGAACGCCGACGCGTCAGCCCCGTGTTCTCCCGGAAATCCGCGATGAACCAAAAAAAAAGCCCTGCGAGTGCAGGGCTTTCTCTTTGCCTAGTGGCTTTGCGCTGGCGCCGGAGAGAACTGCTCGATCCAGCGTTTGACGCGTCGCCACAAGCGGCGAATTCTTT